TTGGCAAGTTGTAATTAATGGAATTGAAACACCTTATAAGTTCACAAAAGACGGTATTTGTATTAATACCCAACGATGCAAAATATTAAAAAAAGTATCAAAAAATTCAACAATAGGATATAATTTTCATTCAAAATTTTACCCACTTTTAAAAGTTAAATTACTAATGCAAAAAATAAAAATAAATAAATTACCATTTTAAACATGAGCGAAATAGACAATTATTGCAGTATAAAAGACTTTGCCTTATCCAAAGGTGTTACCACACAAGCTATTTATCGTCAAATAAAGCGAGATAGTTTAAAAGAGGAAAAGTTTAGGAAATTGACAATAAAAAAAATAGGTTTAACAACAATAGTTAAAGTAAAATAACATGAAATCACAAGCACCAATAGACGAGTTAGAAGTAAAAGCAAAGTTGGAGAAATCGCTAAGTGAAATGGGCGTGATGTGTTATATTATCAGTAAGCATAATCAAGAGTACCTAGACAGTATTTACGGAATGAGAAAACTAATGATTAGCAAGGAATTTTCGGTGATGAATAGACTTAGAATAGCTAATCAAGATTTTGTTACTAAAACCGATAAATCACTAAAAAAAGCTAACTTAGACATATCTAAGATTGAGGAATTAGTTACAGATATGCTCGAAAAAATAGAACTTGAATTTAAAAAATTATAATAAGTGAAGAAACTAGATTCCGTAGAAATCCGTAGAGCAGAATTAGTAGCAATCATTAACGAAAAATGGGCTGACAAAAACAAACCTAAAGAAGTAATTGTTGAGCCTAAAAAATGGACTAAGGAAAAGCTAGAAACTACCGACATTTCCGTAGAAAAAGTTAAAGAACAACCGAAAACAAAGACTAAAGTGCAAACAGAATTATTTTAAAAGTTATGGAAGTAAAGTGGACAGAAAGATACTCATTTGACGATTATCCTGACGAGCGAAATAGATGGGCTAGAGTAGGGTATGCGGGATTATTTAATAAGGATGGTACTCCTAAATTTGATAAAAAATTAGATACTTGGAAATATTTTGAAATAGCATGGATTAGCCAAGTAAGTTTTATTCATTCAGAAACTAAGCAAATGACTAAAACTTATGTAGTTTCGTACAGATTTCCTAATTACGGTAAACTAAGTTTTAGCGACATAGATGATGCTAAAAAAGAAGTTGAGAACCAATTGAAGATATTTTTAGAAATAATGAATAAATGATAAAAGTCAAGCCTAAAAAACCAAAAGCACCAAACCAAAACCCCGATTGCAAAAAATGTGGTAAGCCATTTAAGCGATATAAAACAACTAAATCAATTTGTGATGAATGTATTTTTAAAGCAATTGATTACGGTAAAGAAAACCCTCAAAAAGTTTCACAAACCGCAATTAAACAAGCTAAGAGTGCATTTAAAAAAGAAGTTATTAGAGATACAGCATGGTATTTAAAAAAACTACAAGACGAGGTAAATTTAATTGCAAGGCTAATTGATAAAGATTGCGTATGTATTAGTAGTTTGCGCCCAATGGCATCAGAAGAAATTCATGGAGGACATCGTTGGAATACAGCCGATTATAAAGCAATAAGGTTTAATTTATTTAATATCCACTCACAATCATTGTCGGACAACCACTTTAAAAGTGGAAATGCTGACGGATACGTTAAAGGATTGAATATAATGTACGGAAAAGAATACGCTGACATGGTTCAAGACTTACCAAATCAATACAATGAAATTAAACACATGAGAACTGACTTAGAGCAGTTTTATAGAGCAGCGCAAGGGGTAACTAAGTTTTTAAAACTAGAAAATAAAACCTATACACCAAGTGAACGAATTGAGTTGAGAGGGAAGCTAAATAAAATGATAGGAATTTTTGACTAACTTTGCTAAAAAATAAATTTTTACAATCAATATAAATAATTTAACTTGCAAACATTATGTATGGAGTTGATATTGATAGCAAATTTGAAACACTATTAGACGAGAATTATAGTGGATATTGGGATACAGCCGATAAGAACATATTTTTTGCAACTGCAATCAATACTGTTACAACTGACTTAATTAAGAAATTTCAGTCAAATAATGTTGATTTAACAAGGCTAATGCCTTTACTTCAAAAAAGCACACCAATAGCTTCACCCGCTTCAAACGTAATTGATATTTCAAAAGCAAGTTCGGATATTCCTAACTTAAAGCAAGTATTAATAGTTGAACCAACATTTAACTCTCCACAAAGAACAGTAAGAACAACACCCGTTTCTTACGCTGATTTCGGTGCTATTTATAGTAAAGGAACTGTTCGTTACCCAAAATACATATTAAGTGCTAACGGTATTGATATTTACCCAAAAACACCCGCTATTACAACTTGTACCGTTTGGTATGTTAGCGAACCTGTTTATATTGACGTAGCTGATAACGCAACAGTTATTCCATACACAGATGAAATGGTAGAATTAATTATCAAAGCAGCAATTATAGAAGCCACTAAGAGTACAAGGGAGTTTTCTATGTCAGGAATTGAACAACAAGCATTAACTAGAGAATTATAATGTTATTAGATGAAATCACAGAAAGAATAGTAAGGGCTTGTCAAGGCGGAAAAGCCAAAGACGAAACCGAAATAGATTTTGAATACGTTGAAAGTAAAGTCCCAAAATGGCGACAAGCTGCAATGTCTATCCTATATAATGGAAGTAGAGAACAGGCAGCAAATAGTTTTATTTCGCCCGATTGGTATCAAACAGTAACCGTTTCGATACCTAGCGGACAAAGCAATAATAACAAATCATACATTACAGCAACAGTTCCAAGTGTTATTAGAATAAACAGCAATACAGATGGATTTGTTTTTGTTGGAGATGATGACGATACAGTTTCATTTATTAGAATTAGTTCACCAAGCTACGCTAGTGATTTAATGAGTAGAGGTGATTTAAGTGAAGATGTAATTGGATTTATAGTTATAGCAAATGATATTAGATTTTACGGGAACAAACAACTTGAAACATTTACCATTCAAGCAATACTGTCTAATCCATTAGACGACACAAACTTTGATATTGATAACGACCCATACCCTGTAAGCGAAGACGTAATTTCAGTAATGGAAAGAATTGCAATGCAAGAATTATTACAAGAGCAAAACACACCCGAAGATTTAATTAATGATGGTGTAGATACAAAAGATAGAAGAATAAATAAAGCCAACATAGTATGAGTATAGCAATTGGAGAAGAAACATCAATAGAATCGGTACTTACAAGCGTTAAGGAAGAGTTGGAATTAACCAACACCACTACTCAAGACTTTTATTTACGCAGACTAATTAAAGAAACTGAACGCAACATATTTTCGCTTGACCAAACTATTCAAAACAGCGAAATTTTAGATATTACGAACAATATGGCGAAATTACCATGCGAGTTTGTAATGTTTAATATTGCGGGCGGAATTAGATTTATAGGCGTGGACAACTTGCCTTATGGAGAATATATAAGACCGACAAATATTAGAAGACCATTTTTTACCAATAATGCTAATTACGGTTGGAGTACAGTTCAGCAAAACAAAAACTGTTTACATTTTGACGGTTATTATAATGGAATAGAAAACTCGTTACCTAGTAACAAGGTAGAGATTAGCGGGCTGTTTTTAAGAAAGAACGACTTAGGAGGTATGTATATTCCTTTACTTCACGAAAGACCTTTAATAGATTCAGTTTGTTATAAATTTATACGCTCAAGAATAAACAATAGGCAATACGGATTTATTTTAGCCCAAATGGAAGATTATAAAAGAGCAGCAAGTTGGGGAATAAAAGCAGTAACAGCAAAAAGCAAAATGCTAGATGCAAATCAAAAACAAATATTAGCACAAGTTTGGAATCAATTACTACCGAATGGCACAAGATAACGACATAGTACAAAATATAAATACCTTTAAAGGAGGTATGAATAAAGATTTGGCGCAAGAAAATATTCCAAACGAACAATACCTTGACGCTAATGATATAAAAGTAACATCAGACGAAGAAAACAATATAGTTCGTATTGGAGGGGCTAATTCTATGCTAACATTTTCTTTGCCTAATAGTAAAACAAATAATACAAACCAAATTTTTTCTGCAAGACTAGATGTATCTGCAATAAACATAGACCATACTTTTACTGCTTATGGACTAATTTATGGGGCGTTTTCAAGCATGGGAGCGACACAAGAACTAAGGGCGATTGACTTGCAAGCACAAATAGAATCTGCGACTACTTTTACTGTTGATATAGTAAGTATTTCAGACGGTATGGCAAATTGTTTAATGTATGTAGCAGGGGAATTTCAAACCTTAGTTTTAACTTTAAAAATTGGAAGTGGTGCAACCAAAACAATGGTTGTATTACAAGAAAACTACAATTATATAGGTGCTAGTTATGCTGATGTAGTTTGTGCTAAAGCAATAGGCGATGACTTGTTTATGCTTGTAGATATAAATGGAACAGGAATGATTGCAGTAGCTAAAAAAGACGAAGCAAACAACACTTGGACTACTACAAGACTACTTCAAACCACTAAATTAAACTTTGACAAAAACAATGTTACCTTTTTAAAACTAGAACAAAATAACAGTTACATAAATTTATATTGGGTAGATGGCTCTGATAAACCTAGATGTTTTAGTATTTTAAAACAAGACACTTGGGTTACAGATAGCGCATTAAGATATTCAATAACTGATTTTGTTACTGGAAATTTAGAAGCGTTGTATCAATACGGAACAGTTGAGCAACAAACCTCACTACAAGTATTTAACAATCAAACTAGAGTTACTGATGTAGTAGTAAATGATACTGCGGGGTTTTTTACGGTAGGTAATAAACAGCTTGGTATCAGATACAAAATAGGCGGTAGCTATACAGAAACAAGCCTTTTAACCAACCCGTTTCCAATATTTTTAAGAGAGCAAACAGATTTTGAAGGTGGTGGTGGAACTCCAAACACCGATACTACTAAATCATTGACTATTACCATTGATAAAGCAAAAGATAATTTATATCAGTATTTTCAAGTAGTAGTAATAGACCAAATCGGATTATCAAAAAGCGCATTTGTATTAGGAGATTTCCCAATATTGGGGGAAACTTTTTCTATGACTGTTTTAGGAAATGAAAATAAGCAGTTTTTAGATATAAATGAATTATTGGTTGTTTCGCCAATTATACAGACAGCGCACCTAAACGAAATAATGGAGAATAAATATTTCTTAGGTAGAGTTGAAACAGCTAGTAGTTATTATCCTGACATAGCTGAATGGGTTGAAAATACAGTTTTTGCAAGCGGAAATATTAGCATAGTAGCAACGGAAATTGATGCTGTGGGTGGAATTGATGTTACTGATGATATTATTCCTGATAGAGAATATTACAACGTATCAAATTGTTTAAACACTGTTGGTTATATGTATAATGAACTATACAGATTTGGGCTAAAAGTTTACTTTAAAAGCGGAGTAGTTCAAACTTACTTTGGTGCGGACATAAAAATAGAAGCTGATATTACAAGTAAATTAGGTAATTTAACAAATGCTGCGGGTACAAAAGTTTATGTTTACTCACCAAGAATAAATTCAATAAATTTTGGGACTGCGCCTAGTATAGATGGGATTTCGTTTTCCGATGCAGTAGAAACAGTAGAGGTAGTTAGGCAAGAATGTATTAACGACATTATTGATACGGGTTATTCATTAGTTTCTTTTGATAAGTTTGGTGCGGGTTCGCCTACTATAATATATCATGTGCTTGGCAATCCTTTTATAAACACCTTTAACTTAAATAGTGGAGGAACAAATGGAAGTGGTAAAAGTCAAAATGGGATTGATTACAATAAAGCAATATTTGTTTCTTGGGGTCAAATAATTTCAAATGTAAAAATAAACAAAGATATGTTTATTAGGAACTTTGGACAGCCTACTAAGTATAATCTTTATTCTGTTTCATCCCCTTGGACAACAGACCAACAAAAGCAAGAGTTTACTGGCTTCTTCAAAACAGTACCCGCACCCGAAATAAGAACAATGAATAACGGTAATTATGTTGCAAATCAAGGGCAGTATAAAATAGATAATACTAATTATATAACTAACCAATCCGATGTTTCAAGCAACGTAACAGTTCCTTATTTAGATTACAACAACAATGTATTGGGTTTTGTTTTTACAACAGAAGCGGGTCAAGAAATTAACTACATAAACACAAACCTTGATTACTTAGACGGTCTTTTTGTTTATAGTAACTATGTTTATTGTGGAATGTATTGTCAGTTTTATAGAGGATTAGATAATACTAGATATGGCAGTAAATATAACGGACAGTATTTTAGCACAGGAACTTTTATTGACGTGTCAAGCGCATCTGTAACAAACAAAGTGTTTTGGGGTGGTGATGTTTACACTCAAAAGAATTTCCATAAAATGAACTTTGGGAATGTAACCCAAAACAAAGACAGAGGTGTAGGGTATTATACACAAAATAGAATAAACACCCAACTTTGCTATACTAATAGTGCAACGCAAAAAACATATCCACTAAATACTAAGGTACTTAACGAATGGCTTATACAAGATGGCGAAGCAGACCTTAGACTTTACGATGGAAGTTTCACAAACTTAAATACTTTACGAACCTCACAAGCATTTAACCCAAATATTCCCGAAGTAACAGATTACTTTTCAACAGTATTTTGGAGTGAACAAAAACTAGAAGGTGATTTATCAGACCCTTACCGAGTTTTTAAATTCTCGAATCAAAAAGCCTTTGAAATGTCAGATGGCATTTTAACAGGAATATATAGAATAAGAGAAGTTTTAGCTATTATTCAAGAAAGAGGTTTTAAAGTACAGCCAATTAGCCCAAATGTAGCAATACAAGGACAAGATGTTTCTGATATTATATTAGGAACGGGAACTGTTATGGGAACAAAAGAGATGTCTATTTCTCGTAATGGGGCGAAGTACAAAACATCAAGCACTTGGTATTTATCAAAAAGCGGTACTGAATATATAGCTTTTTACGATAGTGATAACAAAAAGATAATTCGTTACGGAGTAGATGGAATAAAACAGATTTCAGAAACAAACTTTGTAGCAAACTTTTTACTAAATAATACAAGATATTTAGATGGCGAATATTCAATGTATGTAGGCTACAACCCTTATACAGACGAAGTATTATTTATTGCAAAAGCTGACTTAGGTTCAGTTTATAATGGTGCAAGTAATTATACTGCGGGTCAAATAGCATGGCAAAAAGCTAGAGATAATACGAGTAACTTTGATTACGATGATAGTAAATATTATTTCCAAGCACTAATTAACAATACCAATGTTGCCCTAAATTACACTGGTTCAACTTTCAATACTTGGAAAGAATACAGAAACTCAAATTTTATGTTAGCATTTAACGAGAAGTGGAATATGTTCTCAACTTTCTATACTTTTAAGCCTAGAATAACCGCCCCTTATTTAAATAAAATGATTGGATTTTTCCCTTTCACACAAGGAGGGGTAGCAGGAACTAGATTATTAGAATACGATAATGGAAATGATGCAACCTATATTCAAGGTGTTACAAAATATCCTATGGTAGAAATTTCAATAGCAAAAGAACCAAACATATTTAAAAGATTTTTAAAGAGTTGGATAAATATTGAAGACGGAGTGCCAAATAGAGTTATTACAACAACCGACAATGGAACTGCTGCAAACATTACAAGTTTCACTGAAAGACGAGATAGAGTTTTGTTTAATATTTTAAAAGATTTTTACGGAACGGGAAAAAGAGTGGGCGGTAATAAAATCAAACTAAAATTATATTTTTTATTTAATCAAAAAATACATAATTTTGTAAGCACAATAATTTTAAAATTTAGGAAGCCATGAAAATAGATGACCCAAATCAAGTAAACTACTTTATAAACCAACAAAATAGTATAAACATGGGTGGCGAAATAAACCCTATAATCAGCAATGTTGCACCAACTTCGGCAACAGTACCAAAAGGTTCTTATATCTATGCGATTAAAGCTGACGGTGCTGCAAACTTAGTTTTAAGTGGGATTTCTGACCCTAATGCTGACGCATATACGCTTACGGGCGGGAATGTTACAATTCTAGCGGGTGATGTTTTTTATATTCCTTGCAGCACATTTGTAATAGTTAGCGGAAAATACATAGCTTACTTACGCTCAAAAAGTTTATAATTATGCTAGGGCTAGGATTAGGACTTAATAGAGGTGGATATAAAAAAGCGATTGACCCAGCAGCAGCAGCATTTATAGCAGCAGCGGGAATAACAGACCCTACGCAACAAGCAGCGGTTATTTATTTAACCGATAGTTTGAAAGGTAATAATAAAGCCCAAAACGCAAGTGGTATTGACTTCTTTAGCGGGTGCTATGCTATTTATCCATTGGTAGGTAGTGCAGCGACACCGCATAGATATAATTTGCGAGATGTAGCAACGTTTCTAATTACTTATGGTGGTACTGTTACACATAATGCAAATGGTATAACTGGAAATGGTGTGAATGGCTTTGGTGATACTGGTTTCAGTCCTTTAAATAATGGCTTGCCTTTAGATGATGCAGGAATAGCAGTTTATACACGAACAAGCGCAAATTTAGGAGCTGAATTGGGCGCAAGTGATGCAGGTATAACTAATGCTTTATTACTACAAACAAGGGCAGGAGGTTTTGCAAATACCAATGTGAACAGTACATCATTTGCAGCTGTTGCCGAAGCTAGTGGTACTGGTTTTTTTACAGCTGTTAGAAGAAATGCAACAAGTATGCAAATTTATAAGAATGGTGCAAGTATTTTATTAAAAACTAGCAGTGCAGGAAGTTCGGGAAGAACAGCCAACAACTTGTATCTAATGTGCAATAATGTGAATAGTGTTCCAATTTCTTATAGTGGAAAAAACATTGCTTTTGCTTTGATTTTTACAGCAACAAATGCTACATTTACAAATGCAAACATGGCTACACTTTACAATATAATTCAGCAGTATCAAACTTTATTAAGTCGCCAAGTATGATAGGTTATAAACTAACAAAAACAAAAGCATTAACACTAATTGGACAAACATTTGATGGTGTAAGTATGTTTAATCCCATTGAAATAAATGGGCAATGGCTAATCTTTGAGGGTGAAGTAAACGAATGCACCAATGAAGATTTTATATGGGTTAAAAATTTAACAACAATAGAAATAAATATATAAATGAATAAAAACATTTCTCTTTTTATAGAAAATTTTTTAGTCTGGGGTGGTGTAATTACTGCTTATGCTATGGCTATTTTACCATTAGTTCAGGTAATAGCTGGGTTAGCTGCATTTGCCTTTTCACTTTTATCGATTATCAAATTTATAAAAGAGTGGAAATGATGCTAATAATTAAAAAAGGGCAGCACGTTTGCTTTAATGATGAAGTATGGTTTACGTTTGGTAAAAATATTAAAGCCTCTTATATCTTTACAGAAGAAACAATCTATGATTTAAAAAACAACGACCAATATGATTGGTGTAAATTGTTTGGCTTTACAGATTGCTTGTTACCAAGATTTAGAGTATTAAATACAGAAGATGTTAGGGTTAATACTTGTGATTTTAAAATTAAAATATTAAATAGAGTAGTGGCTTTCTTTAGACCTGTTCATTGGCAATCAGCTAGATTTGTTTGGAGGTACAATACAGAAAAGCAAGTGTTTGAAAGTACAAGCTATTGTTATGTAAAAGGAGTTAGGACTTATGATAATAATATTTTTGAAATAAGTCTAAATAATAGAATAGACTTTTGGATTTATAAACAAGCTAAAGATTATCAGTTTATTGTTGAGAAAGAAAGTAAAATGATATTTGATAAGGTAGAAGAAGCAAAACAAAAAACAAAGCCTTATGGTTATTACTTAGGTTTCTTTTTTGGAGGGAATCAATTAGTACCGAATGATATTAAAATAGAAAAGTTATAAGCATGAAGAATTTATCCATAAAAAACTACGAAAAGCCAACACCAAAATTTTGGAAGTACATAGCCGATTTTGGATTATTAATGATACCAACAGTTCAATTGGTTTTAGGCGGTGCGCCCGAAGGCACATTTACATCAACTCAATCTTGGGCGATAAGTAGTATTGTTTCTGTTGCTGCGGTAGCATTTAAATTTTTAACTAAGTTAATGGGAGGGAAAGAAGATGAAAATAACGAAATCTAGCAATAATTTAATTGAACTTATAAAAGAGTTTGAAGGATTTAGTGCAGTACCTTATATTTGTCCTGCGGGGGTATGTACGATTGCTTATGGAAGTACAAGATATAGTGATGGTCGCAAAGTATCAATGACTGATAATAGGATAACAGTTGAAGCGGGAGTACAGTTATTGAAACAAACTTTAACTCAATACGAATTAGCGGTAGATGCTTATTGTAGAGATGATATTAACCAAAATCAATTTGACGCACTTGTTGACTTCGCATATAACTGCGGTAATGGCAATTTAAAGTCTAGCACACTTTTAAAGAAAGTAAATGCTAATCCAAACGACCCTACTATTGCAGCCGAATTTGCGAGGTGGAATAAAGGTGGGAATAAAGTATTAGCGGGCTTGACAAGACGTAGGGCTGCGGAGTATAAACTTTATAGTAAACCATGCTAAAAGACATTCTAGCAATATTGATTTCGATTGGATATTGTTTATTATTTAATTAAAAAGAACATGATTGATTATTCTAAATTTACGAAACAAGACCTAGTTTCAATAGCTGAATTTAATAAAATAATTAAAAATTACATAAAAATAGTTAAACTTTTAGGAGAAAAATAGTATGACATATAAAGATTTCTGGATAACAATAGCAATAGTATCGGTACTCTCCTTTATTATTGGAATACAGCTTTGTAGGTACAATCACAAAGAACAGATACCAATAATTTACGACTTAGAATACTTAACTGATAGTATTTTGGCAGCAAACAAACATTCAGATTCGATAATAGTAAAAATAGAAAAAGAAATAAAATATGAAAAAGGAAAACTTATTGAAAGGTTTGTTTTTATTGATAGCTTGTCTTTCGATTCAGCTTATAGCTTATGGCAACAATCCGCCCGATTCTATAAACCATACGCTAATTAACAACTCAATCAAATGCTTTGAAGAAGTTAAGGTACTAGGCAGTAGAATAAATAAAACCGACAGCATAAACCTAGAGTTAAAGAAGAAAATAGGCAACCTTGAATTTTTATCCGACACATTACTTACCTCAAATAAAAGTCTGATAAAAATAAATAACGATAATAAATCAGTAATAGAAACCAAAAACAAATGGATAAAAAGTTTGGCTTATGCTGTAACTTTTGAAACTATACTTTTAGTGATATTGCTCATAAAATAATTAGGCTAACGGTTTTTATAAGTAATTGCAAGTGCTTATAATTAATGTCTATCATGGCAGCACTAATTAAAACACCCCTAACGTGATTGTCGGGGGTTTTTTATTTTGGTCTATTAATTATAAAATATAAATAACTATCGTATCGTATCTCGCATCTCCATTGAAAGTATTTCGGAAACAATAAGTAAAAAAATGACATAAATAAATTACATCTTCCCGCTTCATAAGTCATGGCTTGCTCTTTTGTTATCATTGGTGTTTTCATTTTAAAAGTTGTTTAGTTTTTCGTTTATTTCTATTTGTTTTTCTAATTCTTGTATTTTTTCAGCAAATTTTATTTGGTCTTTTTGCAGCGTTAAACACTTTTGGTTTAAAACTAAATTCTCGTAATTAAACTTAGCGAAAACTTTTGCATTAAACTGTTGCATTTTGTAAAGTATTTCTAAATGCTTTACAGCGTTTTCTTTTTGCTTGCCTTGTGATTGTATAGCTTTAACCTCAAACGCTTCTATAAACTCATTAAACTCCCAAAATTCAAGGTATAATTCTTCATTCTTCTTATTTGAACCAAACAATGCAAAGTAAATGTTTATTTTTTCAAGCATTTCTTTATACTCGGCTGTTCGGATTTTTTCGATTTCTTTGTATTCGTTGTATGTCATGGTTAAAAGGGAGGATTTAGCGGTGGTTCGTCTTGAAACGGGTTATCTAGGTTTATTGTTGATTGTATTGGCTGTTCTTTTATTTGTTCTATAAAATTACTTTCACTAACATTTGCTTTTTGGGCTTCTCCCGCATAGTACATTTGCCCTCTTATTGTTTCGTAAGCTCGACTTCTTCTCCAATTAAATCCAAATTTACCAATAATTGATTTTGCAACTCCAATTGTATCAGGTTTAACTTTGCTGAAATACACGTCAAAGTCTTCGTATTCTTTATTTGGTCTATCAACTGTAATAATGGTTTTGCCGTTAGCTAACCAGCCACCTCCCTTAATATCATCAGCATCAGGCAATCTGCGTTTACTTTTATCACTATCAGTTTGCTTTTCTCTTTCCGTTTTTATTGAATGTGCAATAGTCATAAAATGTTTACAAGCTGATTCTGCTAATTCATTACGAAAACTTAAAATGTAATCATTGTATTGGTCTTCTCTACCAAATTCTTTTATTGGGTGAAATAAATTTTTCCAACTATCAATAAAACAGCTTTGAATACTTCCATTTTCATCTCTATATTCTGCTGCAAATTCCCAAATCATTTGTGGTGTCATTGGTTTTTTATAGTCTTTTTTCTCAATAACTAAAAAATGGTGGTCAATCCAACTAGCTGCTGCAATTATTTCGTGTTCTTGAATTGAATTATTATAACCTCTAAAACTTCTTCTATAATATTTTATCAGTAGTTTCCTTCTAATTTCTTTGTAGCTTCCAATATCAGGAACATAAAGCAAGTGTCTAAATCCAAATTGTTCAGATTGATAAAAAAGTATCTCTAAAGCGAACTCAGTTTTGCCCGAACCTCCGTGTCCTGTAATGTCTGTTACGCCATCATAAGCAAATTGAAATGTGCCAACTAAACTTTCAAAACCCGAATAGTTTAAACCCGCACCACCCGTTTTGTGGTATTCAATAAAAGAATCACGCCTTTCATTGTAATTTACAATTTTTACGTTCATGGGTGTCTATCGTTCCATGCCTTTTCACGTTCTTTTATTTCACGTTCTCTTCTTTCTTCTGATGTTTCGGTCGCTCTTTCTATTGTAATTAAATTTACAGATAATATTTCATTTTCCCAACTTCTATTATTTAGATAAGTTTTAGGGTTTTTTCTAAATTGAACATCAGGTGTTGACAATACATATTTTGGTACATGAATAAATATTTGCTCAATATCTTTTTTAGATAGTTTTTTAAATTTAGCCAAACATTCTTTCTTGTCAGCTTTTTTATTATACAATTCCCAAAACTTTTCAAAGTCAGAATCAATCAATATATTACTTATTACTTTACTATTTATATTAGGTTGGAGGGTTGCTTCGAGGGTATCTTTAACCCCCCTAGTAGGGGTGCTTGGAGGGTTTGTTTTATAACTACCATGTAAATCAGCACTTTTAGTACCACCTTCTTTACCTTTATATCTAGCTTGTATAACAAAGTCCATTGTCTTGCGATAGGCTTCAAAATACTTTTTTACAATTTTTGTTTTAATTGTGAGAGTTTTTTTTGAATAATAGCGAGAAACATTAGCCAAAAATTCGTCTAAATGCTTTTCATTTTCAAAAAATTCTTCTGCAATTGTAATGTCTTGTTCGGTTATTTTGGAGTAATTCTCAATCATAACTAATCCTCCAAAAAAGATATTTGTTTGCGAATTTCTTTTGCTAATTTAATAGCTTCGTATCTGTTTAAGTTAATTTGATGTGAAGTAGAACGAACCTCTTTTGTTTTAATCACAAGTTCTTTCTGCCATGTAGAAACTATCAAAGTAGTATCTGTGTGGTCGCATTTAAATTTTATTTCTATTGCCATAAGTTTATAATTAGTCAAGCACCAATTACGCTATAAAAAACAAAAAAACCCCCAATCGGTCAGAGTAACGAAAGGGGGTTCGATTAGTTGTGATACTAATTTTTTGTAATATCTGTTATCGCTCTGACCCAAAAACAGATATTTGTATGCAGCAAAGATACTAAAATTTACCTAACTGCCAAATTTATTTTAAATTTCTCAACCTATTGAATCTTTCGTTTACTTTTAACCATTCCTTATAACGAGGGTCTTTAAATTTTATATCTTCTAAGTTATTAATTTGAACGCAACCAGATATGACGGTAGTGTGATTAAACTGCTGCTTAAATAATAAACCAATTTGATATAGAGATAAGTGCGTATATCTTCTGCATAATTTCCAAAAACAGTACCTAGCAAATGTTAAATTTCTCTTCCTAGATTTCCAATCATAATCTTCAAATTCTAATCCTAGTTCTATTGCTATTGAATCTTTTATTATTTCAATTATTTGCGGTGATGTATGGTCTTTTTTAGGCATACGGGGTATATGTACGTTTCTAAAAATATTAAATGTTGGTGTAAGTGCTTTCATGCTAGTTTTTCTTTATAATGGTTAATAATTTTTTCGGTGGTACTTTCGTAAAACGCTTTGAAATCAGAATTGCTTCCACCGTTTTGTTGGTGTAGTAAAAACAATACACTTCTTAGTCTTTGTGATTGCGATTTGTTGTTAATTTCTTTATCAATAGCATCTAACTGAACTAAGTCGTTTTCTTCGATTACATTCTTTTCAGTAAAATATAATGCACCAATCTTACCATGTAGCTGACTTATTGCAATCATTTCGTTTTGGCGAATTTCGGCTGTTGAGAATGTAATTGTAAAAGATTTGTCTTTTCTAGGTCTGTAACTTTCAAGGCAGACTGGCAGCATTATTTTTACTTCTTCCATGATAATAATTATCTATTTGAATGTTACCTTTACTGTGGTTGTACTAGTTTTGCTAGGGGGAAAAATTTCAACTATTTCTCCACTATCTTCATCTACAACTGTCATAGGTGCTTTTAGTGCTTTTAAGAATGTTTCTCGGTCTTTTACTTTCTCTTTGGCATAATCTAAGGAAACACATAAATCATTATAAACACTATCGTTACACTTGCTGTAATCGTATTTAGTTCCCGCTTCTGTTATAGAAAATTCAGTCCCTTTAATTATAGCGTTTTTTTCGTATTGTGAAATTTCGTCAATAGTGGTTGAAATAAGAGTTGGCTTTATTTGTTCAAATATCTTTTCCATAGCTTTTTGGAAACGTAAAAGTTCGCTACCTACTATTTGTCCGTTATTCAAACCATCTTCAAGTTGTTTTGCAAAAATAGCTATTTGGTCTTTTGTTTCGGGTAGTAATCTCACCGTACTCATTGCTGTTTCTATCATAATTATATTGCTTCGCTAATTAGTTTTTCTTTTACCTCTACTGTTAAACTGTATTTCTTTTCAATGTCGGTAATCTTATTACCTTCTCTTAGCCATTTTAAGGCAGCAGCATATTCGGGTGTATTTGCATTTAAAGATGGTTTTTGTTTAGGTGCTGCGGGTGGTGGTGTTTTTGGTGGTGGTGGAGTAGGTGGTACTTCTTCCTTTTTTCTATCAGGGTTATCAATATCATCTTCATCAGTAGCAATGTGAAAATATTTAAGTAAGAAATATCTTTCCCCATAAGTCAGTGCGCTGCCAACTCCTTTATCGAAATCGTTCATCCCGTTAGCACCAAAAAGGTTTTCGTCTTTTTCGCCCGTTTCAGAATCTACCCAAGTAAATTTCATCATTACTTTTGAAAGTATTTCAATTTTAGGCTTACCGTTCCATTCTTTTGTTTCTTGGTTTTGAAATAACGAAACTTTGTAATCGGTTTTTTGGTTTTCTATGGAAATAATTTCTTGCTTTAAGAGTAGCCCTAAATCATTCATCAAAGGCTTAATTTCTCCTAAAACTTTGTCGCCCGTTACATACTTGTAACCCATAGCTGTCTTGTCTTTACCTAATCCATTTATTTTCTTTTGAATAGTAAGTAATTTTTGGTAAATATTTAGTTTTTGTTCGCTCATTTTATTTGTGATTTACTGCTGTTAATTCTGAAATATTATACAATGAAAACATTTGTTGGGAGTGTAATCCCGCTTGTTTCCACGCTTCTTTTGCTTCACCAAGTTTGATATAATCTTCTTCGGTGCATGATTCTTTATTAGTTTCACGTTTATAATGGTCGTATATTAATTTTTGGTCGTTAGTTGCTTGTACTGCTGCTCGGACTATTGCGAACTCTGCTTCTCTTTCGGGTTTCATAGTTAAATGTTTTCAACTTGTGTTTTAGCCCAAGCTTTGAAAGCGTCAAACTTATCTGAAATTAGTTTTGCAGTTTCGTTACCTTCTTCAATATAGGTTCTATTTATTTCAAAACTATCAACCCAAACTTGTAGTTTCTTTTTAATAGGTGCTTTAGCTAACTTTTCAGCTTCTTTCTTAGCTTTTTCTTCGGCTGCAATCTTTTGTTCGTAAGCATCATTTTCGGATTTTTGTTTAGCTTCCAACTCTGCTTCTAGCTTTTCTTTTGCTTCACGTTCAGCATTAAATTTTTCTCTTTCAATAGCTGCTAATCTTACTGTTTCTGCGTTAATTGCTTCTTGTTCTTTACGAATAATCTCTTCACGCTCCGCTTTTTCTTTAGCAGCCTTTTCTTTTTCAATCCTAAGTTCTTCTTCTTTAGCTAATCTTTCGGCAGCAATTTGTTTTTCACGTTCTTCTGCTTCTGCTTTAAGCCTTTCATTTTCAACTCGGATTCTTTCGTTTTCGATTCTTTCGTTTTCCTCGTCAATCAGTCTTTGTGCTTCTGCTAATTTAGCTGCTTCGATTTTATCTTCGTGTTCTTTTTTCTTAGCAGCATAAAACGCTTCCCAAACATCATCTTGCATATTACCTAAATCCATTCTTTCAGCGTTTTCTACATACCCTGAAATTAGGTTTACTCGCAATGATTGAACTTTTGCAATACGTTCTCTCTCTAAAATTTCTTGACGCTTTTCGATTTGCTCTAACGCTTCTTCCATGCGGTTATTTACTTCTAACTCACGCTTTTTAATAGCATCTACAAACTGACCGCCACGAAGATAAAATTCTTTATTCGTTTCGTGCCACTTAACAATACCTTTTGTTCGGTTGTCTTTGATAAGTTTTCTTAACTCTGATGCACGTTTAGCGGTTTTAGGGTCGTCTATGTCTAAGGTAATTATTTCTGCATACTGCTCGCTTAGAATTACTCTTTCGGCTAAAATTTGCGACAATCCTTTTGTAATGTTTGACGCTGTTTCTTCTGTTAAACCGAACTCTGTCGGATTGATTTTTACGATTTCTGTGTTTTCCATTTTATTTTTTTATCCTGTTATTGTTACTACTTTAAAAATTCTTTCCATATCTAAACACGCTTGACGGTAATTTAGAAATATTTGTTTGTGCTTCATTCTCGCCACAGCTTCTCCAATTGTTACCACTATTATAGGTGAATCGGTATCGTGTATCTCGTAAACTTCTGTACGCTTATACAACTCAATTTTCCTATCTTTTAGTCCTTCAATTTCCATGTGATAGGATTTGACTAAAACCAAGTCAGTAGGCTTTTCTTGCGGAATATTGCGGTTCATAAGTAGCTTGTATAGTATTATTCCAAACCAAACTACAACGCTTCCTATGGCTGCGATAATTGTGTATAGCGCTAATTTTTCCATGTTATTCCGTCCAATATGTTACGGTAACATCAATACTTGCACCCATTTCAAATGCGATTTTATCTCCAATATAACCACGATAAATATTAATCATTGTATCGCTGCTTATTTGTTTTGATTCTTCCTTAATAACATCAACTTTATATTGAAGTATTACTGCGGGATTGGTAGAAAAAAATACACTATTATCTCCAAATCCTTTTTCTACTGATTTTATTTTATTTTCCATATTTTTATCTAATTATTGTTTGAACTATGTAAAACATAAACACAGCTAATATAGCGATGTATCCTAAAATTTGCAATGCTTTTTTCATAGTTATTGTTCGTTTAAAAGTTCGGGATTTTCGTAAATATTACCAACAACAATACAACTATCTGTAAGGTAGCTGTCAAATGGAATGATTTTATTATGTGATTTTATTTCAGCATGAAAAGCAGCGTGAATTTCATCTCCATAATCATTGCAATTTTTGTTGATATAATATACTTTGCAAGTTAGTCTTTCTCCAACCTTCATAATATCGCCATCATAAATAGGATTTCCTTTTCTATCTGACACGCCAGTAAATTGCATTAATTCAAAATGCTCAATATTTTTTGGCTCGTTTAAATTGTCTTCGTAATCTATTTCTTCGGTATCTAGCAATAACATAGTAACTTTTACCATTTGTTTGTACTGCTTATCCCACGCTCTAAATTTTGGTATGTTTTTCATTATTCAATAGGGGTTTTTTGTGATTTAATTAATTTAACTTGACTAGCTATGTAGTCAATACACTTTTCGTAAATACGAGGGTCAACTCTTCGTGCTATACGCTTTGTTGGTAATTCGTTTTTGTTGCGCCCTAGTTTTGTTTTGGGGGTTGGTTTATTTTTCATGTTTAAAAAGGTAATATTTGTATGTTTTTTATAAAAGTTTCTATTTTGTTTTTTCTATTTGCTTTTAGCCATGTTAAACTTTTTGGCTTAGTGTTTATCTTAGCGACCTTACATCTACCACTCATATAGGTTGATACTGGTTTTAAATTGCTGTTTATTTTCTTGTAAACCTCATTGCCACTAAAAACATAATCTGTGTTCGGTAAATAATGAGTTATAATTACAAAATCACAACTCATTATTCTTTCTGTCGGTATAGCCGAAATGCTTGTTATTGTTGGTTGTATTACCATGTTGTTTCGCCAATCTACGAGTTAGCTGCTATTTTATCGACCACTCCGAAAGTTTAGACTTGACAATAATTTTCAGTTCATCAACTTTTGACACAGGACATCGAAAAGCAACCGTTTTAGTTTCTTCGTTGTATTTAGGTTTAGCACCTGAACCTTGCCGAGTGCCTCCCCTACCAATTTTCTTTTTTTGTATATTTTTTTCCATTTTTTGCTACTCTGTAATTTCTAAAATTTGCATTTGTACTAAAAGAACCGCTTGGATAATGAAAACCTAAATATGTTTGAAGTCTTGCCATTTCATCAGTAACTATACCCGTTGATAAGCATATCTGTTGATTACCTTTGGATATTTGGCTATCAATAAATTTCTCAAACTTTTCAATTTCTTGCTCTGTAAATGTTGGTTTTGTGTACGCTTCCATTTTGGTTGTTTTTAATTACCCCACGAATATACAACCTTTATTTAGATTATGCAAACTTTTTCAAAGATATTTTCAATTTATTTTCTAACTCACTGAAAATCAAAGAGAAAAAACAGCAGCTAACAGCACATAAGCAAAAGCCCAAATCCACCGCACAATGCCACGCTATTTGTGCCTTCGCTTATCTGCAAACCGTTATATGAAATGCCTTGCGGACGTGTTCCAATTGAAGTTCCGTGAAGGAAAAACAAAAAGAAAAAAGCCACCGCACATTTTAAATATCTCGTGTATC